AGGACAACAATCTGCCCGGCAGCCGACATATCCGACTGACAGGTCGCCGCAGCAGAGGCCAATCTTGTGACGGAAGCAGCAGCCGTGGCGTCTGACGTGATCTCAACTAGGCAAGCGGCGTCTATGGTGACTGAAGTGCCATATGCACCGTCACCATAGTCATATTCACCGTATGCCCGCCCGAGCGCCATCAGTCGAGCGTAATGTCAATCTCCCCGGTGTTGAACCGGAGAACGTCACCCGTATCAATGGCCTTCGAGGTCGTCAGGTTGGCGAACGCTATCAGGTTGCCGGAGGTCGAGGCGTCGAAGATGCCAGCAGCGACAATCGTGCCCCAGTTACCAGTCGCCTCTGGAAACTCAACCGCAGCAGAGTTGGAAGCAGTCGTCGGCGCAGTGCCGGAGACCGTAAACGTGGCAGCCGTGCGGGCATAGGAGCCGCCAGACACCTCAGTGCCGCCGCCGCCTTCACCCGGAGCGACCGTGTACAGGCCAACATACCACGACGTCGGGCGGGTCGCCGAGCCGGTCGTAAACAGCCAATCGAGAACAAGGTCTTCAGCGTAGTTAGTCAAACCGGCCATCAGTAAACCCTCCGGGTGCGAGCGATCAGCGGAGAACCGCTATGCAGTGATTTCTGGCTTTCATCCTGCAACGCCTGAACGCGGGCAAGATAAATCTGGGCGAAGACAGCAATGCGCTGGTCATCCATAAGGAACGGAGCAGCGTGCGTCAGTGCGCCGTACAGGTACACGTCGGGCGCCTTGGTCAGCAGCCAGTTGGTCGTGTTGACATCGGTGAGCGCCGGGATTTTGGCGTAATAGATCATCTCGATGTCGATGTCGTCCGCTGGCTCCGGGATGATCTCAATCGCACCGTTCATCAGCGAATAGTTGTGAGGAGCCGTGTAAATCTGCTCTTTCTTGATGATGTCGGCCTCGTCCAACGTCACATACCGCAGCGGCTGCTGACCGCCTACGATGTGCAGGTTGATCGCCTCCAACCAGTCAGCAGGTAGCTGGACAAACTCGGCATCCGATGTGGCCTCGGCGCGCACAATCTGCTCGCGGCACCGCAGCCGCGTGTTCAGGTCCGCCTCAGCAAACTGGATGAACGTCTCGATCTGAGACGTCAGGTCAGCACGGTTCAGATAGTCCGCAATGGTGGACTTCAGCGTGGCATAGTTGGTGATGGTCGCCATCAGCTCTTGATCCAGTGCGTGCGAAATGGCGCGGCTTCCTCAGACGCCAGCCATTTCCGCAGTTCCGTTCGGTCGCCAAGAATACCGCGTTTCCGCAGATCAAGATACACCATCATAGGCAAAGACGCGACCTTCACCATGCCATCTGGAACCTTTTCCGTGCGGCTGATTGCGTCACGTTCCGCCTTTGCCATCTCGGCAATCGGATCGACAGCGTACTCGGTTTCAAGGACGAGTTTATTGTCCGTGGTGAAGTGCATCTTCTGCAACGTGCCGGTCAGGCTGTCGTAGGAGATGGTTTCAGATGTGTTTTGTTTGATGTCGTAGTCGGCCATGGTTCCCCCGGAAAAGGGGGAGCCGGGTTTCCCCGGCTCCCTTTGTCATCACGACGGGATGATGTTCGCGATAACCGCGTGCGCCTTCTCCGACTTGATGCGGAGGCCGTATTCCACGACCATTTCCGCCTTCACCGAGTCGCCGGTCACGGCGAGGTCGAAGGTCTGGAAGGGACGCAGGTACGACACCGACGCATATTCCGGGTCCAGCACGAAGGCGAAGTTGCCCGGGCTGAAGCGGTTCGGAACGATGGAAACCTCGCCGAAGTCGCCGAGATAGATGTCGGCGGTGGCGATGATTTTCATCGGCTGCGCGGAGGTGTAGTTCATGCGCTGCTGGGCGAGGCCAGAGAACGCAGACGCCACCGTCTTGTTGTAGGCGTTCACCATGAACACCTTCGGGTCGCCGCCCTGCGTCCAGACCTGCTGGATGGCGGTCTTGAGCATGGTTTCGGTCAGCGCCACGTCCGTCGAGGTCGAGAGGCTCGTCCACGCGGTCGAGGGATAACCGTTGCCACCAGCGCCCGACATCGAGGAAACGGTCGCGCCGTTCGCCTGCGAGTTGGTGATGAGCCACGTCGGAAGGCCAGCGGTCTTGCGGGCCGTCGAGGAGGAGTTACCAGCCACGCCAGCTTGGTTGCTGGTGAGGATGGCTTCCATGTCGCGCTTCAGCTCCTTGGCAGCCTTCGCCTTCTGGTAGCTCATCTGGCTCGTCATGCCAGCGTTGTTCACCTTGTTATCGGTGTTCGACACGGAGATGACCTTACGGGAAATCTGCGTGTAGTTGGCGACACGAACGGTGTCCACGAAGTCGGCATCACCGGCATCCGCGCCTTCGATGGCGGCGTTAGACGTGTTCGCCGCAGCGAGAACGTCCGTCTGCCACTCGAAGTAGGTGTTTTCGCAGGTGTCCTTACCGATGTTGCTCAAAAATGGAGTATCCGTAGGTGAGATGTCATAGATGACATTGCTCAAGTCTTCACGGATAGAGTTCGGACCGTCGTAGGTCGTAACCTTGGAAACAGCAGCCATTTTATTTTCTCCGAGAGTCTAGAAGACTGAAGTACGCAGCCGCGTCATTGACGTGACCAGTTGCTTTGAGACGCTGTTGTATTCGCTGAACTTCGTTGCCGCGTACAGGATTTGATGCAGACCCACCACGCATTGGTCGCGGCCCTTCCTGCTTCACAGGCTTCGGGCGGTTCGACTTCAGTGCGTCATACCTGCGAGCTTTTTCGAGGATGACGACGTAGCGAGGATCATAAACCTGTCTCAATTCATCGTTCGTAAAGCCTTGAGTTTCGCCATACGACCGAAGCTGCTTGATCGAGGTTTCCATCTTGCCGGGGTCAGACCATTCCGTGAAAGTCGAAGCAAGAAACTTCTGACCTTCCACAATCAGCTGCTGTTTTGTAGCAACCTCCTGTGCCTGCCGAGCCATTCCGAGACGTTGCTGTTCTTGCTGCACTGCAGCCAGTCGAGCCTGCCTGTCTCTCCACTGGTCGCGGAGGATCGGATAGTTGATCGGGTCATCGCGATGGATTTGCTGCCAATCCGGCTCCACTTCAACCTGCGACTGCAGGATCGGGATAACCGAATTGAGAACCTGCTCCATCTGAGCCCGTTCAGTGTCTAACCTTTGCTTCTCCTGTTTAATCGCAACGATGTTACGCGAATAATCGGACTGCCTCTGGTAGCCTTCCAAAGCCTCTTTCAGCGGAACCTGCGTCGTCTTGCCGTCGATTTTGACGGTTACTAGCGTGTTCGGATCAATCGGCTTATCTTTGCCACCTTCGTCGTCCGCGACTGCTTCTGCCTCACCATCATCCTCGGAACCATCGTCAGATGGCGTCCTGTCCTCGTTTGATGGCGTCTCATCGGCATATTCAGCCGCCGCCTCTGTCTCATCGACTTCGGCATCTGCAGCATCGACTTTGACGGGTTCGGCTTGGGTCTTCTGACCTTCCGAAAGAGCCGCAAACGCGCGTGCTGCTTCAGCAAGGCCGATTTCGCTGGACCGCGACTGCTCGGCTTCAGACATAATGTACTCCGTTTCAGTTCCGCTTCAAGCGGCGGTTAAACTGCGCCACATCAGGAGCAGAGGCGATCATCGCCAGCTGGTCCTTTAGCGCAGTTATGGCGCGCACCATGTAGTACGCGTCATTCCTCGTCTCACTGTCCTCCGGTTCGGAGAGCTTCCAGTCAGACGTGTATCTCTCGTCCAGAAGACGCATGACCTCATTGAAGGCGGCGCTGTTTGTGAACGCCTTGGCTTCCCGCCACAGTTCTTCCTGCTCGAATGTCGCCATTTAGACGACCCCCGGAGGCATCATGCCCGGAGGCATCATTGGAGCCGGGGCAGCAGGCGACGGAGGAGGAGCAGGCGGCGGGGCATATGCCTGCGCCATCTTGAACATCTCCTGTATCTCCGTCCGCTGCCGGTCGATCTCGCCACGGATGGAGGCGATGTCTACCTGCGCCCCGTATTTCGCCTGTATCTCAGCAGCCTTCAGAACGCTGTCAGCGATCAGTTTGTCGCGCTGCAGGTCAGCGTCGGCCACTGCCTTCTGGCGATCCAGTTCCTGCTTGGCGGCGCTGATGATGATGTCGGCCTTGATCTTTTCAGCCTCCACCTGTGCCAGCAGCTGCGCCGGGTCAGGCTTGTTCGCCCCCGCCGACATCTGCTGCATGAACGCCTGCACTTCCTGCGGGTTGATCTCCTTCCAGAACTGCGAGGCGTCCTGAAAGCCCTGCAAAGTAGTCATCTGAGCCAGCGTGTTGCGGAACTGGGTCAGGTCCACCAGAGGATTGTTCGGGCCGTACTTCTCAATGGCTGCCTGCTGCATCCCAGCCACCTGCTGCAGACCCATCAGGCGCATCTCGTCAGACCCGCGACCCAGCGCAATGTTCACAACCATGTCCATCGAGGCATCCCAGCCGCGCGGATCAATCGGGACGAACTTGTTACGCAGGCGCACGATCTTCGCCTTGTCCTGATGCTGGACGACCAGCTGCAGGAGCCCTTGGAAGCACTCCTTCAGGCCGTCTGCAAACAGGCGGGAGATCATCTCGATGCGGTCTTGCGAGGCAGACAGCTGCGCCTGCACCGCTGACCGAGTGGTGGACTGCAACACGTCAGCATCCAGACCCTGCGACGTGCGGGAGATGCCCGTGCGCTGGGTCTTCACCTCGTCCAGATAAGCCATGACGCCAAGAGCAGGCTGGCCGACGAACGGGGTGGCAAACGGAACCACTGCGCCCGGGTTGCGCGCGCGGATGATGGCTCCCGTCTCATTGTTCAGCACGTCGTCCATGTTGACCTGACCTTCCACCACGACGGTGCGCGGATGGATGGACTGGGCAAGGCTGTCCAGCGTGTTTCGCATGATCGACGACTTAATCAGCTGCAGGTCCATCGTCTGATCGGCGATAGACATGCCGAAGATCGTATGAGGCGTCGGATCAGGCTCCAGAATGGAGAACGGAGCCGACTGCACTACTTCATCATGCAGAATGAAGGAGCCATTGCCGACCGTGCAGACCTTATGCAGTTCGGCGATGCCGTCGCCGTCCTTGTCCACGCGGATATAGCTTTCGACGTAGAAAACCTTGTCCGTTGTCTCGTCTGCCGTCTGCGTGACGCCGAAGAACGACTGGTCAGCCGGGTTTCTGACGATGACTTCGTTGTTCATCTCGAAGCCGCCAGTGCCAGCGTTCATCTCGATGTCTTCGCGCTTGTAGCCCATCGCCACAAGGTCGGAAATGGTCACAAGGCGGCGGCGTCCGACGTAGATAGCGTCCTGAATGGACATCGCCTCGTTGTCGATGAGGAACTGTTCAGGGGGAACACACTCAACAATGTAACGGGGGGTGCGGATTGTACGCCGAATGGTCATGCTGATGACCTGTTCGCCGGTCATCAGGTCGGTTTCCTCAGTGTACGCGTCAACCTGTACGTCTTTATCCTGCGTGATCAGGTTCGCCTCGACCATTGAGAGGCCGGAATAGGTGTAATACTCGACGCGCTCGTCATCGAGCTTGTACCACGTCAGGATGCCCGTCTTCAGGATGAGAGCGTCCTTCATGGCGTCGTGCAGGATGCGAAAACCGCTGTTTTCCTGCATGAAGATGTAGTTGATGAGGTCGGTCGCCTGCTCTGCGGCCTCCACGTCCTCCGCGTTCTTCGGGACGAACTCCAAAACCTTGTCGCCGCCCGTGAAAATACGCAGCAGAGACGGGATCATCGCAAGAACGGTGTCCCGAACCTCGGTCATAATGACCTGAGAGCGGCCTTCTTCCTCGTTGCCCAGCGCATTGCCGAGGTAAAACGACATCGCAGCCTCGCGTTCGGGCGCAATGTAGCTGTCGATGTAGGTCTGGCTGTCCTCAATGGCCTGATAGACAATATACCGGAACTCCTCGTCGCTCATGGGACGAGTATCCGGCGTCAGGTAGCCGGTTTCCGTGTTGTACGAGCTATTCGTGACGCCATCGGCAGAAATTGGGATCAGGTCCGGGTTGTACCTGCCGGGGGTGATGCCATCAGTCGCCATTTTCTATGCCTTTCCTTACCCGCCACCACTGCCACCCGGCCTCTGAGCCCGTTTCGTGGCTGCGAAAGAACTGTTTCACTGCGTTGCCGACGCCCGGCATGGGGTAATCATCGCCGCCCATGACGCCGCCAGCCCTGACCTTCGGCCACCAAGCCGCAATGTCAGCAAGAACCTCGTCGTATTCGTGCCCCGCATCAACCCAGATAAAGTCAATGCTGTTATCCTCGAACAAGTCAGCTGCTTTCGCGCTGTCTGTCCGGTGGATCATAACATCGACATCTGGAACCCGTGAAATGTTGCCACGGAAGATGTCAAAAACCCGCTGCAGTTCTGGATCGGCCTTGTGGGCCTCCTCGTTCGACCCGCCCCAGTGGTCAACGAAGTGCATCTCAATCTGTTTGCCGCTGTTCAGCACCTCGACCGCAAGAAAACAGGCAGACTTGCCCTTCCAGCAGCCCAGTTCGACAAAAACCGCACCATCAGACGCCTCACGGACAGCCTGTCGATACGGTTCTTTGAAGCAAAACCAGCCCTGAATTTCCTCGAAGAAGTGGTTCATTTCTTCTTCTTGGACATGCCAGCTTCAGACAACGCAATCGCAATGGCCTGCTTGCGGCTCTTGACCTTGGGAGCCTTCGCCGGACCCTTCGGATTAACGCCAGCGTTCAGCGTGCCGCGCTTATACTCGCCCATGACCTTGGCGATCTTGGATTTCCCGCCACCCTTTTTCATTCTGCTGCCTCCTTGCGCTGCTGCTGCGCCGTCATTTCGTCTTCAGTATGCTCGTGACAGAAGGTGAACATGCCTTCATGCCCTATCTGACGCGACAGATCGTGATCGACCACAACCTCAATACCGGCTTCCTTCGCCAGATGGCAGAAGAACATATCTTCGCCAGCCCACATCTTTGCGGACGGCAGATAATGTATCTGGAACCACGGATACGGAAGCCGCTTGAAGACTTCAGCCTTGATAAGCATCGCGCCCATGCCGACAGCATCGACAGTCTCCAAGCCTTCCTTGCCAAGCGAATACACGTAATCCAGCGCAGCCCAGTCCTTAAAAGCAACCGTGCGTACCGGGAGACGCCGTTGCGCGTAGTTACAGGCAACGATGTCCTTGTCGTGCGCCAGCAACCTGTCGATCAGGTTTGCTGGGAACCGCATGTCGCTGTCCAGAAACAGCACATAGTCGGCCTTTCGCGACAAGGCTAACTCAACAAGTTTGCACCGCTGGTCGGCGATCAATGTTCCCTGCAGAAAGTGCAGATTGAAGGCCGAGCCAGCAGGTGCGTCTGCGTACCAACGCGTTGCCAGAAGCGTCAGGTCATACGCGAAACCGGAGTTAACCGTGTCACGCGTCGGAACGCAGATGCTTAGGTTAATAGGCTTCCTCGTCATATTCGCCTTCCTCATCCCCAATGTCTTCTTCTTCGCCCTCGCCTTCATCGGTGATCGGGCCACCGACGATCCATGCGGCGCAGGTCCGCTTGGCAGCGCACTTGAAGTCGAAGATTTCGCAGAAACCCAGATCGCCTGCGTCCACTACTTCCATCGCATCCTGCATCCGATCGTCGGACAAGCCGTCCTCGATGCACTTCAGCATCTTCTCCGTCTGGTTGAACGCAGCACAGTTGCCACAAAGCATCTTCTTCGCGTTCTCAGGCGTCTCGTCCCACCGGGAAGCCATCCGCTGCCAGTATTCACGGTTCGGCAGGTTCGGGTCCATCGGGCCATAGTCGGCCTTGTCGATGGCCTTGCCACGATTCTTCAGGTTCAGCGTGAGGTCGCCAGTGGCAGCCGGGCAAGCATCGCCGCCCTCGCCGCCTTCCATCATCATTTCTTCGTCCATGTCAGACCTCATGTGTTCTTAACGAGTACAAGGATAAACATCGAGGAGCAGGCGTTGTTTGCAGCCGCCCCAACAGCTTGCGCCTCAATCGTTGTCTTTTCAGGGACCACGAGTGGATACTCAAATGTGTAATCAGCAACACCGTTGTTGACAGTAACTACCGCAGCGGTGAGGCGAATATCATTAGTTCCGCGTGTCATGAGGCGACCCGTCACAGCGTTTGACCCGGAAACCTGACCGGACGTGAACAGCCCCTGAGACACATAGGCCGTGTACCCGGCAGGAACCGTGTAGCTCCCGGTAACACGCGCGTTATAGTCAAACTCGATAACGTCATAAACCGTAGCCGGAACGCCTGCGGTGACGATTCCCGTGCCAAAATAAATCGTTCCCGCAGCGGAATCGCCGGAACCCGCAGTCTGCACATAGGAGTTATTGATGTGCAGATACGACCGTGTTGTCGTTACCGCAGTCTGCCCGTTGAGAGTCACCACTTCACTAATCACATTGTGGTTAGCGTCCAGACCCTCAAGGTATACAGTTCTTGCTCCAGTGCCTGCTGCTGTATCAGCAGCGTTGCCGGAACTGACACTCAACTGCAAAGCAG